GTAGAACAATACGAAAGTCAACCACATTTAGTTTGTGGTATGACGCAATTCCCTTACGCTTATATTTCCGAAAAGTATCAAGGACAAATTCAGTTTGACAGTTCGCAAATGCGTATTGTTACAATTGATATTGAGGTTGAATGTGAAAACGGTTTCCCTTATGCCGATAAAGCAATCGAACCTATGTTGTCGATTACTATCAAAAACCATGATACAGGACGTATTAAGGTTTGGGGATTGCATGAGTATTATAACGAAAGAACTGATGTGCAATACATCAAATGTGCAACAGAAAGAGAACTGTTGGCACAATTCGTTTCGTGGTGGGAATCTGACCATCCAGACATTGTTACTGGTTGGAATACAGAGTTCTTTGACCTTCCTTATCTTGTAAACCGTATCAATCAAGTCATGGGTGAAGAGGCAGTAAAACGTCTATCGCCTTGGGGTGTTGTAAGTGCTCGTTCAGTGAATAGTGGTTACGGTAAGAAGGACACTATCTACGATATACTTGGTGTTGAGAACCTAGACTATCTACAGCTGTATCGTAAATTTACATATACAAACCAAGAATCTTATCGACTAGATCATATTGCGTTTGTTGAACTTGGACAACGAAAAGATGAAAACCCTCATGAAACATTTCGTGATTGGTATACAAAAGATTATCAGTCATTCCTAGACTATAACATCCAAGACGTTGAACTTGTTGATTCTCTAGATGACAAGATGAAATTGATTGACTTGATTCTGACTATGACTTATGAGGCAAAAGTCAACATGTCTGATTCCTTTACTTCTGTTAAGTATTGGGATGTTCTAATCTATAATCATCTACAAAAGAAAAAGATTGTTATCCCACAAAAGACTTCTCACAAATCTAAAGGTGAAAAGTATGTTGGTGCATATGTCAAAGACCCACAAGTTGGACAACACAAGTGGGTTCTATCTTTTGACTTGAATTCTCTGTATCCACACTTGATTATGCAATACAATATTTCCCCAGAAACATTGTTGTCACAAGTTGCAGACTATGTTGATGTGGATTATATGTTGGAAACAAAACCACTCAAAATTACAAATAATGTAACTATGACACCAAATGGTGCGATGTTCTCAAAACAATCTCAAGGGTTCTTGCCTGAGATGATGCAGTCGATGTATGATGATCGAACTGTCTACAAGAAAAAGATGTTGGAAGCAAAGCAACAATATGAAAATACAAAAGATCCAAAATATCTAAAAGATGTATCTCGTTTCTCTAACATCCAAATGGCACGAAAGATTTCACTGAACTCTGCTTATGGTGCGATTGGTAATGAGTGGTTTAGATATTATGACTTGAGAATTGCAGAAGGTATTACAACTTCTGGACAACTTTCTATTCGTTGGATTGAGAAATCCCTAAACATCTATCTAAACAAACTATTGAAAACTGATGGAGAAGATTATGTTATTGCGTCAGATACGGATTCAGTATACATTACTTTTGACAGATTGGTTGACAGTGTGCTTAAAAAGAGAGATAATGAGTCGGAAGATTCATATCGTGGGCGGGCCGTTGACTTTCTTGACAGAGTTGCTAAAGAGAAAATTGAACCTTTTATTGATAACTGTTATCAAGCTCTTGCTTCGTATGTAAACGCATACGATCAGAAGATGCAGATGAAACGTGAGGTGATTGCAGACAAGGGTATCTGGACTGCAAAGAAAAGATATATCCTCAACGCATGGGATGTGGAAGGTGTTCGTTACCAAGAACCACAACTCAAGATTATGGGTATTGAGGCAGTCAAGTCATCAACGCCTGCACCCTGTCGTGAGAAGATTAAACAGGCACTAAAAGTTATTATGTCTGGAACAGAGAAAGATGTAAACAACTTCATTCAAGAGTTTCGTGAAGAGTTTATGAAACTCTCTCCAGAAGAGATTGCATTCCCTCGTTCAGTGAATGGTATTGATAAGTGGTCTGATAGTTCTGGTATCTTTAAGAAAGGTGCGCCAATGCATTGTAAGGGAGCTATTCTTTATAATCATTATGTTCGCAATCAAAAACTTACTCACAAATATCCTCTTATTCAAGAGGGTGACAAGATTAAGTTTCTCAATATGAGAACACCTAACAAAATGCAATCTAATGTAATTTCTTTTATTACAAAACTTCCAAAAGAGCTTGACATTCACCAATATTTAGACTATGATGTACAGTTCGATAAAGCGTTTGTTGAACCTTTGGTTTTTATTATGAACCAAATTGGATGGCAAATTGATAGAAGTTATGGAACACAAACTACACTTGAGGATTTCTTTACATGATACTAAATCGGGATGACGCTTTATATGCTGCAAATATTTTTGTAGATTACTTTTCAAACTTTGGTCGTATTGATGATTACTTACGCCGTGTAAAGTTGGAACGTATGTCAAACTATCCAATCTCTTTGCCAGGCATGGGGCCTGAAGATGATATGTTTGATAATTTTAACATTCATCCTAATGATATGGAATTTGCAGTAAAAGAAGTTCCTACAGAAGTGTTTGTTAATTACTTGGAGATTGTGACTTCACATGCTGTCGAAGCATCAATCCCAGGCAAGTCTCTCAAGTGGATTGTGTACGAAAAGAATTCAAATAAGATTGTTGGTTTTATTCGATTTGGTTCTCCAACAATTAACTCTAAACCTCGTAATTTGTTTTTGGGTAAACCGTTAGATACCATGAACCCAGAAGTTATGAAAAGATTTAATGACTCTACAATTATGGGTTTTACTATTGTTCCAACTCAACCATTTGGATTTAATTATCTAGGTGGTAAACTTCTTGCAGCAATGTGTTGTTCACATCTCGCAAAAGACACACTGAACAAAAAGTACGGTGGCCCATTCTGCATGTTTGAAACAACATCACTTTATGGTTCATCTAAAAGTTCTTCTATGTATGATGGTATGAAACCAATTCTGAGATTTAAAGGTTTGACTGAATCTGATTTTGCACCACTTATCAATGATGCTAACTTTCGTAACTTGAATGATTGGTTCAAGAAAAGAAATGATGGCGAATCTCTTGTTGATGATGGTGCCTCATCCAGAAAACTTAAAACACAAACTAAGATGGTATCTATTATCAAAGCCTCTCTCAAAGATGTAGAACCAGAAGAGTATAAAAAGTTTGTTAATGTCTTTGCAGAAGCAAAAGGATTGACAGAACAGAAACGACAGTTTATGTCGGATTATGGATATTCAAATGTTAAAGAATATTTGAATTTAGAAACGGATACTTTGGAGAAGAAAGAGAACTATGACAGATTTGAGTTTGATACTCTAGTTGATTGGTGGAGAAAGAAAGCAATCAACCGATATGAGTCTCTCAAAGCTGATAATAGAATCAGGACTGAAGTTGAGGTTTGGAATAGAAACGCTGACATTGATATTATAAGGTAGATAAAATGGAAAAAGGAACAGTAGTGACACTCGTTTTAAATAACGGTGCAGAAATTGTAGGAAAGTTTGTAGAAGAAACATTCAGTTCTATTGTAATTAATAGACCAAGAATGGTTCAAGTTACACAACAAGGAGTTGGACTTGTCAATGGCATCTCAATGACAGGTACAGAACCAAAAGGCAATTTTGATTTTGCTAAAACATCTGTTTTGTATTACATTGAAACATCAGAAGAAGTTGCAAATGGTTGGACTTCACAAACTAGTGGTATTGCTCTTCCACAAAAAGGACTTGTAAGTTAATGCAAATCGAAGATGATTTCAAACTAGACTTTTCTAATGTACTCATTCGTCCTAAAAGATCAACTCTTAAATCCCGAAAAGATGTTGACTTAGTACGAATTACTAAATTTAGAAATAGTGGCCGTCAGTATGTTGGTGTTCCTATTATGGGCGCTAACATGGATGGTGTTGGTACGTTTGAAATGGCTGATGCACTTGCAGAACAAGGTTTGTTTACATGTCTAGTAAAGACATATTCAGTAAACCAATTAGTTAGTTTCTTTGACCCTGATAACCAAGAACTTAAAGAAACTAGAGTTGAAGGTGTTGCAATGTCAATTGGTTCATCTGATGATGACTATCTAAAATTTAGGAATGTGTATGAACTAAGTGATGGTGCTATTAAGTACCTTTGTGTAGATGTTGCAAACGGATACACTGAAATCTTTAGTAACTTCATTTATCAATTGAGATTAAATCATCCAGAACTTGTTATCATAGCAGGAAATGTTGTTACAGGTGATATGACACAGGAGTTGATTTTAAATGGAGCTGATATTGTTAAGTGTGGGATTGGGCCTGGCAGTGTGTGTACTACTCGTATTCAAACTGGTGTTGGGTATCCTCAGTTATCGTCTGTTATTGAGTGTGCTGATGCTGCTCATGGTTTGGGTGGTCATATCATCGCTGATGGCGGTTGCACATGTGCTGGAGACATCGCAAAAGCTTTCGGAGGCGGTGCAGATTTCGTCATGCTCGGTGGGATGCTCTCAGGTCACGATGAGGGTGGGGGAGAATATATATTGGAAGATGACAATCCAGAACCAGTAGGAGTAAAATTCTATGGTATGAGCTCGGAGACTGCAAATGAAAAACATTTCGGTGGACTTAAAGACTACAGAGCCGCAGAAGGAAAGGAAGTCATTGTTCCCTACAGAGGAAGCATTGTTAATACTGTGCAAACTATTCTTGGTGGAATCAGATCGTCCTGTACTTATGTTGGAGCAAGACGAATAAAAGACTTGACAAAATGCACAACATTTGTTAAAGTATATAACACTCATAACACTATCTTTGGAGATTTATAATGGACAACAATTTTCTACTAGACTATGCTAGATTTGTAGACGCTGTAACTAGTGATGCATCATCTGATCCACAGGCGTTTTCTGATGCATTAGATGTTATTGATGGGTTCGGTGTTTCACCAGAACGCATTCTAACCGCTGCAATTGGTATCAGTGCAGAGGGTGGTGAATTTGCAGAAATTGTGAAGAAGTGTATCTTCCAAGGTAAACCTATGGATGATGATGCACAATATCACATGAAACGTGAACTTGGTGATATTATGTGGTACATTGTACAAGCTTGTATTGCACTGAATATCTCTTTGGAAGATGTTATAGATACTAATATAGACAAATTGGAAGCGAGATATCCTGATGGATTTGAGGCGTTTCGTTCAAACCACAGGAGTGATGGAGACATATAATGGATTTTTTAAAAGATATTGCCAAGACAGCAGGCAACGAATATGCTGCACTTGTATCAGAAGGCGTTGAAGCTGGAGATGTAAGTTCATTTATTGATACAGGTTCGTATATTTTTAATGCGTTGTTAAGTGGTAGTATCTATGGTGGACTTCCATCAAATAAGATTACCGCTGTTGCTGGTGAGTCTGCAACTGGTAAGACTTTCTTTGTGATGGGTATGGTAAAGTCGTTTTTGGATTCAAATCCAGATGCAGGCGTTTTGTATTTTGAATCAGAAAGTGCAATCACTAAACAGATGGTAATTGATAGAGGTATCGACCCCTCTCGTATGGTTATTCTTCCAGTGACAACTGTACAAGAGTTTCGTACTCAGGCAATTAAAGTGTTGGATGCATATCTGCAACAGAACGAAGCAGACAGAAAACCAATGATGTTATGTCTGGATTCACTTGGTATGTTGTCTACAACTAAAGAAGTAGAGGATACTGCTGATGGTAAAGAG